TTGGCGGTTGGTCTGTGTGTATCCAGATTTATAATACAGGAAATGCGGATGGCAAGACGGAAATTTGCCCATCGAAGGAAAGTGTTGTTTCGTCAAACTCAGATTCCTGCGAGTGTGCGGTGCCGGCAGGTCTCAGAAACTCAAATTCGTAGTAGTTCAAATAGCCCTCAAGTGCGGATCCTTTGGCCTGCGATATACTGAGCCAAGTCCGCATCGCGGCAGTCAGTGCTTGGTGCCTTGAGCGCAGCGGTGATGTCACGGCGCCAGACTCGTCAAAGCGCGCCGTCCGGATTGTGATCTCCAGCGAGCAAGCATATTGGTCATATTCCGGAGTAGCTGCGCCGCCCGGCGCCGGATTGTAGTGCCCGGTCACGGCGCCGAGTTCAAGCTTTGCGCCGATGTAATCGTCTGGCAGGATGTCAAACTCGATTGTCTGGTATAGCTCGACCTGGTTGTCGGCCAGCCACGACTTGAACGCGGCCTCGACGTTGCCTTCAAAATTGTATAGCTCGATTAGATTTTCAGCTGGCATGTTGTATCCAATAAATGGATACCGCGCATTTGTCAACGCACTTTAAGCCCTGCCTTTTTTGCGTTGTCCTTCATTATAAATAAGAGGCGCTTTTCCATTGCATTTAATCGAGCGCGCTTGATGATCGACATTGTCTTTTGTTGCACGTGCTGTAATCCAAATGCGCTGGCGCTAAAAATGGCATTCCAGCTGCCGCCTAGTTTCGTCATTCTGGCATTGCCTGACGCATTCCCGAGATTGCGCCGCACCCAGGCAGGGATCTTGGCTGCCGGGTTCAATCGAATCATGCCCTTGGCGACAGATGCCTTGGCTATGCCGACGCGCAGCTTTTCAGCCCGCAGATACTTGTTAAAATTAGCCGGAGTCACCCACATCTGCTCTGATCCTTTAAGCGCGCGAGTTCGCCCAGTCCGGCGTTGCTGCGATCGATGAAATCGCCTCATTTTGTCCAGCGTATCAGCGACGCCCGCTCCAATGATCTCGCGCCCTCGGTAGATTTGCCCGGTCGGATACGTATCCTTTGCCCATTTGTAAACTTGCGCTTTGTCTGGCATGAAAAAGATTTTCCGCAAATCGTATTCAATCGCCAGTTCGCCCTGCTTTTTATCCTTTGCGGATCCGATAGATGTGCCGCGCCCGGTCGGAAATGATTGATACGGTGGCACGTATTTGGCAATATCGCGCAGCAGCAAAGCGCCCTGCTCGCTAACAAACTCCTTCTCATCCACGCCGACGCGCTTCGCTAAGTCGCGGATCTTCTTTTGGAAGATGGCGTCGTCCAGCGTGAATCCTTTTTTAGCCATTGCGCTTGGTCTTATTTTTGGCGATCAGCTCCACGTTGCCGGTGCTGATTTTCACTTCAGTAATAAAGAAAGTCTCGCCGGTGGCAGTGCGCACGAACGTCTGAGCTTTATTAGGAATGATGTTGAGACTAGCCAGCGCAATGACCAGCGTGACCGTCGGCTGGTCATCCGTGCCAAACTCGTTCATTTCCCATGAATTCGTTTGCTCGTCAAATACTGCCTGCACGGTCTGGCCATTGATTGAAATAGGCTCGCCCATAATGCCTGTAGCCTCCTGAGCGGCGTTTGTAATGAAGTCAGTGAACTGTGTCATGCTGTATTCAATAAGCCCATACAGCGCAAATGGCAAGACGCAAAAAAGCCGCCCACCCTTTCGAGTAGACGGCTTTCTTTTCACTTATGATCCCACAATCAGACAGATTTTGGTTTGCGGCCGCGCTTCTTTGGCGCCTCTTCAATGGCCTCGGCATACTCAACTGTCAGACGTTTCGCCTTATAAGTTTTGCGCTTTTCAAGCTGCCCCTTGCGGATGTAAACTACGTCGCCCGGCTCCTCGCAGTCCAGGTAAGCTTGTAGGCAGGCTGTTGCGTCGCTGCCATAGGCAAGGCAGGTTTCTTTACCGTCGATGTCGCGGTGGATTGTTACGGATGGTATATACATAGTTTTTAGAAAGTTAAGAGAGCCGCCGCATAGACGACGGCTCTCAATTTAGGGGCAGGTTAAGCAGATGGAACGCGAACGCCGAAGTCTTGACCCTTGGCAACGCCATAGAGCAGACCGACAGAGTATTTCAACTCGCCAGCGTTTTTGTCATACCAGCGGCGCCATTGGATAGGCAGACCGAGACCTGGGATTTCAATGTCAACGAGTTCGCCGCCGTTTTCGACGAAGCCCTCGGAGTCAACGCGGCGACCTGCGAACAGGAGCGAGCTGCGATGGAATGCGAATGCTGCGAGATTCTCGCCGTTTGCGTCGCATTGGTCGGATTCGTAAACGTCAAACTTGTTAACGCGAGGAACCATGCCTTCAGCCTTCATGTCGCTCTGGCCGGGGAACTCAGCAGAGTTCAGGCTTTTAAGCAGCGAGCCGTAGTAGGTTGGGTTCATCCAGACCGAGCGGCCAGTGCGAGGTGCCTTCTTCGTTTCGGTCAGAGTCTGGCCGAGGTCGATGAGATCATCGCGGTCGAAGTTAGCAGCCGTGATGGCGCTGGTTGCAGTTGCGAAGTTAGCAGCTGTGATCAAGTTCCAGATGTCACCGAAGATTTTGTCGCCGAGAGCATTCAGAGAAGGCTCAACGAAAAGGTCATTCAGGCGAACTGAAGACTTGGAGCGCTCAACGTCCTTGAATCCATAAACGAATCCGTAAAAAGTATTGAGCGTGATGGTTGCAGCAGTCATCGCAGTGTTTTGCGAAGTGTAACCACTTGAGAGATCGACAGCAGTCGGTTTGGTTGGGTAGCGTGTAGTAACGCTAGCGCCCTCGGAGCCTACATCAGACGAGAAGTCTGTGACAAGCGCAGAAAGCGGTTGTAGCATGGATGTGAGCGCAGGAAGAGACTCCTCCGCGATTTGTGCCAGATTTACTCCGGCGATGGTGTTAGTAGCCATTGTTTTTTTATGGGTTGGAGGTTAAAGGTTCTGGAGCAGATGCTTGTTAGCTTGGTGCCAAGCGTGCTTTTCAGATGGATGCTGGTCATTGTAAGCTTTCCAGTATTCGCTCTGATTTGCGAATTGCTTGACGTTTTGATCGCCGGCAGCTTCTTCGATAGCTTCCTGCGTTTGCAGTGCCATGAGTTCAGCGGCCTTGGCTGCGACAGCTTGAGCGGTTGCAGTTTCAGCTTTTTCAATTTCGGCTTTATGTTCTGTATTCATTTCTTCGATACGAGCATTAAGCAGATCGCGCTCAGTTTGCAAGGCAGAAATGCTCTCGGCATTTTTTGCAAGCTGATCGTTTGCACTGGCAAGCTCCGAGTTGATGATTTCGATCTCACCGGCGAGCTTTGCAGTTGCGCTGGCAATCATCTTTTCAACCGGGAGCGAGACGCTGGCCTTGGCTGCGATTGCTGCCATGTCAGCGACAGATGCAGCCATTGCAAGCTTGCCGTCGATGCGGTCGATGAAGTCAGCAGCGAGTGCCTCTTCAGCAGTGAACCATGTGGTCGCGTCCATGAGAGCAGTCAATTCCTCGGCATCGTAGCCGCTGCGAGAATACGCATTGATGATTGACGCCTTCATCTTGTCCATGAGATCCGCATCCTTGCGCAGCTGCTCGCTGTCGCCGATGGATACAGTCCAAGGGTTGTGAATCATGAGCAACGCGTTTTCAGCCATGACGATTTCGTCGCCAGCCATAGCGATGACGGATGCCATGCTTGCTGCCATGCCATCGATGTAAACTGTGACGTTTGCCGGATGGCGCTTGATGGCGTTGTAAATTACATTGCCTTCGATGATGGATCCGCCCGGTGAGCTGATCCGCAGATCGATGTTAGAGACTTCGCCGAGCGCTTCAAGCGACGCGATGAAGTCGTTTGCTGTAACGCCCCATCCTCCGATCTCATCATAAATCGAGATTTCGGCAGTGCTAGTCGCATTGCCTTCGGAGTCTTTGGCGATTTCCATTGCATACCAGTTATTGGTTTCGGTTTTCATTGTTAGTATTGGGTTGGTTTTCTTCTTCGTCGTCATCGTCCTCCGATTCGACTTGCACCGGGATGTCTCCCGGCTTGGTTAAAATTCCAAGCTGCGACTCATCGATGCCATATTCGGCAGCGATCTCTTGGCGCATCTTTGCATTGGCAGCGAGCTTGTGCAGGATGTCGCTGTAGTTCATGCCACGCGCCTCGACAATGGCGTCCTCAGTGATTAGGCCAGCGCGCAAGTCCTCGATGTCAGCCTTGCGCATCCGTCCCTCGTCTACGGTGAACTGTGCAGGCTTCGTGAACGTGATCCGATACCAGTCCTCGGGTAGCGTGTAAACGCCCTGCTTGGCGCGCTTGGCGATGATGTAGAGCGCCGCGCGTTGCATTGCCATGTGTAGCACTTCGCAACGGGTAGTAATTGATTTGTTGACGTCTGCCGCAAATCCGCGAACGCCGGCACCGCCGACTTTGGAACTGTCCAGCATCTCGCGGCGCCAGCCCATCGCATAAAATGCGGAGCTTTCGACCAGATGCGTAAAGTTGAGCCACTGATCGGATGGCCGCGCCGAGCTGTG